GCAGTACACGAGAGTATTGCGTGGGTGGAGAAGTTCCCCACAGGCATTGCTCTGCCCGCCTTTGGCGATGGCACGCTGCTACGCGACCTCGACACTGCTGTTATTGAGAGCCTCGATGCTGCCCGTTACATCTTCTTTGTGGAGTATAGCGGTTTGGCTGGTGCATACTTCAACGACAGCCACACGATGGACGATGCCACCTCGGATTATGCGTACATCGAAAGCGTCCGCACGATGGATAAGGCGTGCCGCAATGTGCGTACCTATGTACTGCCTAAACTCGGCAGACCTATGAAAGTCGATGCCTCGACTGGTAAGTTGGAGGCGTATGTCGTAGAGGACTTGCAGCTGACCGCTGGCAAGGCTCTCGAAGATATGGAAAAGGCGGGCGAGTTGAGCGGCTATGTTGTCGAGATTGACCCCGACCAGAACATCCTCTCCACCTCGTGTGTCGAGATGGTGATTAAGCAGGTCGGTGTGGGTGTGATGCGTAAGCTCAACATCAAGATCGGCTACACAACGAGTGTCTAACCTATAAAACCAAAGCACAATGAACATTGCATCAAATGGTGTGCCGTTGATTAACGGCGTGGAGTATGATTGGGCAAGTGTTGTTCTCGCAATTAACGGTGTGCCTGTAACAGGTATTCAAGCGATTTCGTATGGCGATAAGCAGGATAGAACCAACATCTACGGTGCAGGGCGTTATCCTGTTTCGCGAGGCAGTGGTCGTATTTCTTGTACGGCAAAAATCACCCTCTTATCGAGTGAGGTAGTGGCTCTGCAAAGCCAAAGTATCAACCACCGATTGCAGGATATTGCGCCTTTCGATATTACGGTTTCTTATCTGCCCGATGCGGGTATTATCCACACGGATAAAATTCGCAACTGTCAGTTTGTAGAGAATAAACGCGATATGAAAGAGGGTGATATGTCTATCCCCGTAGAACTCGAATTGATTGTGTCGCACATCGAGTGGGGCGGCACAAAGTAACCAATCAACCCAAAAGTTTAACCGTAGGGGCGGGTTCGCCCGCCTCTACACATTTTTAAGAGCATTATGAATAACAAGGAGCAGAAGATTACAGAGATTAACGGCGGTGTTACTGCTGAGCAGATTCAGGCGTGGAAGAACCAATACGGACGAGTTGCCGAGGTTCGTGTCGAGGATGTTGATACCGCCGAATGCCACATCGGATATTTCCACCGCCCCGATATGGCTACTATGCAGGCAGTAAATGCCGTGAGCAAGAACAATGAGGTCAAAGCGTCAGAGGTGATATTCGACAATTGTTGGCTTGGTGGGTCGCCTATGTTGAAAAGCGATGCCATCTACAAGATGGACGCAATGGCTGTTCTCGGCTCGATGTTCGGTAGATGTGTGCATAGCCTAAAAAACTTGTAGAGGCGTACCAACTCTCGGACAAAGACGAGGAACAATACATTGCCAAAGGGTGCGCCTTAATTAGGGCAAACTTTCACATCGACCCTGCAACCCTTTCGGAGGAGGAGTGGGCGATGATGTTTCAAGAGGCGTGTTGGATTGAACGCACACGCCTTGCAAACCTCTCAAAGATTCTATACAAACTATTGTCTCCATCAAATGAGTAACTATAATTTCAATTACTCCTTTAACATCTCGGGAAACTGCCAAGCGGCAGTCAATGAGATTGCGGAGGGCGTAGGCAGGCTCAATACGAGCATTGCCTCCGCCAATTCGATGTGGGATTCGTTAGAGGGCAAGATGCTCGCCCTAAATCAATTCTCGCAATATGCGCAGAACCTGACGCAGGGTGTGCAGGATATGATGCGTCCAGGTGCAGACCTTAATGCACAGATTGCCGACCTCTCGGCAATTGCAGGTGTGGCGGGTAAGGAGTTAGAAACCATTACGGAAAATGCCCGTGCCACAGCAATTGCTTTTGGTGGTTCTGCGGCACAATCTGTTGAATCTTACAAATTGCTGCTTTCGCAGCTCTCTCCCGAACTTGCCAAGCAGCCTGCCGCCTTGCGTGCGATGGGCGACAATATCGCTATATTGAGTAAGACAATGGGCGGTGATGCTACGGCTGCTGCTACGGTTCTTACTACCGCTATGAACCAATACGGCGTGTCGCTTGCCGACCCTATGGAGGCAAGCCGCAAGATGGCGGAAATGATGAACATAATGGCAGCGGCAGGTCGTGAGGGTTCTGCCGAGTTGCCTACCATTCAGAAAGCACTCGAACAGTGCGGTATGATGGCAAAGTCTTCGGGCGTGTCGTTTGCCGAGACTAATGCGGCTATTCAAGCCCTCGATAAGGCGGGCAAGAAAGGTGCAGAGGGCGGCGTGGCACTCCGAAATGTGATGTCTATTCTCTCGCAGGGACGCTTCTTGCCAAAGGATGTGCGAGAGGAACTCGCCGCTGCGGGTATCGACATCAACGACCTAACGGATAAGAGCAAGAGCCTTACCGAGCGTATGCGTGCCTTGCAGCCCGTGATGAACGATTCGGCTCTCTTTACAAAGTTGTTTGGTCGTGAGAACTCTGCAGCGGCTATGGCGTTGATGCAGTCGCTCGACCAAGTGGATGCGTGGACGGTTGCCATCACTGGAACAAATACCGCAGTGGATCAGTCAAAAATCATTATGGAGACCTACAACGAGCGTTTGGCTCGTGTGCAGGCTCGTTTCGATGATTTTAAGATTTCGATATTCAACGCTACGGGCGACTTCGGCATTTGGACGCAGGTAATAGGTCAGGCACTGATACCTGTTGCCCAACTCGCACCCCTTATCTACGGTGTAGCAAAGGCTGTGGTGTATTTGAGAAGCGTAGAATTCAAGAATGCGTTTGTCGGAGTAGTTTCCAATATAAAAGGCGTGATAACAAAATTAGGACTATTAGATGGTGCAATTCTTACCTCGGGAGGATTCTTTACAGCATTTAAGGTTCTGTGTCAAAATGCTTGCCGAGCTATTGGTGTTGCGATTATGAATATCCCAATTATTGGCTGGATAGCTGCTGGCGTTACTGCCGCTATTGCTATAATACAGCAGTTGTGGGATAAGTGCTACGGCTTTCGTGTCGTAGTCTTTACCGTTTGGGAGGGCATAAAGGCTGTGTTTGGTGGAATATGGGCGTTTTTCAAAGATATAGCCGATGCAATATCTCGTATTTGTAGTAGAATATCGGGATTCTTTATGTCTATTGTAAATGCAGTGGCAAATGGCGTAAGGCAAGCGGTTGGTTTTATTAAAAAGATATGTTCTCCTGTTGTCGATGCTTTTAATTGGGTGGTTGATACGGTTGGTGGTTTCTTCTCTACACTGTGGGCTGGTATCAAGAATATATTTATAGATTCTATTAACTGGCTGATTGAGCAGGCTAATAAAGTCATTAAGTATATTCCAGGCGTAGATTATATTGCCAAATTGGGGCGTGCTGCCGCAGATGCCAGCTGGAAAGCAGACCACCCCGATACAGGAGATGCGCCAATAGACGATTCTCCCGAACAATTCCAAGTTGTCGAAACAGAAAATACGGATACACCTAACCCCATTGCCTCGAACATCGGAGGCATTGGTGGCAGTGCAGAGAGTTCAGACCGCATCAAGAACATAAACATTACCATCGACAGCCTCGTTGGCAATCTCACTATCGAAACAACTAATATGCAGGAGAGCAAAGAGCGTATCAAGGATATTGTAGTAGAGGCGTTGCTCGGTGCTGTAAATGATGTAAACCTTGCAATGTAATGGATAAGCGAAAGATATTAAGTTACGGCTTTCAGATTATAGATGCTCGCGCTGTGGCTGCGGGTCTTGCCAACCATTGCAAGGCTGAACTATACCGCTTAAAGCCCGATGCAGATGACACAAAGGATTTCGGCGGTAAGGCTGCCGACTATTCGCTGGGGAACACGCAGGGCTGGACGATGCCCTCCTCAACGCCCGAAGCTTCGCCGCTTGCATCGTTGGCGGAGAATAAGTGGGCGGGGAACTCCGACTATTGGTTAGGGCGCACGGTGCTGACCGACCTACTTATCGAGGTTCCCGATGAGGAGATAGGCACAATCCTGCTCAATAATGCGGTTATCTCGGTGTCTAAACAAAAGGAGGTTGTCAAGACGGTGCTTGTGGGTCGCAAGGGTGGAACGGTTAAGGAGTACATCACCGATGGCGATTATCAAGTGAATATCTCACTCGGCTTGGTCGCTGTCGATGAGAACGGCAAGCAGATCGATCAGTACCCCGAACAGGCGGTTGCCCTGTTGCGCCGAGCCTTGGAGGTAGATGCTGCGCTCACGGTGAGCAGCCTGTTCCTCGATCTGTTCGAGATAAACAAGATTGTGGTAACGGGTTTCTCGGCAAAGCAGATGACCTACTCAAACCAACAGACCATTGAGGTAACGGCTATTTCCGATACCGACTATGTAATCCAATCAACCGACTATTAAACGGCGTTCAAACACTGTTCAAACGATGTTAAGGCTGACGGCAAAAATAGAGATAAAGAGCGACAAAACTTGGGTATTCGAGAAGATTACCGCCTGCGAAATCGTGCGCGATATGGAGGCTCTGACGAATACCTGCTCTATCACGCTGCCACGCAAAACGCAGTGGCAGGGCGAAACCTCTAACCCGTTAAAACGAGGTGATGAGGTTACGGTGTGGCTCGGCTACGATGATGATTTGCAGCTCGCCTTTAAGGGCTATATCGTAAGCAAGGGCTTTAAGGCTCCCATCGTGATAAAGTGCGAGGACGAAATGTTCAAGTACAAGCAGACTGGGGCGGTCAAAAAAGCCTATACATCGGTATCGCTCAAAACGCTGCTCGATGACCAGCCAATCGACTGCAAGGTCAATGTGCTTGGTGAGCAAAATATCGGGCAGTACCGTGTGAACTGCGAGACGGTGGCAGAGTTGCTCGGACACCTCAAAGAGAATAATATCCGCACCTTTTTCCGCTTGGAGGATGGCGAGCCCGTACTCTACTGCGGCGTGATGTTCGACCACGATACGGGGCTGCGACAGGTCTTTGAAACGGGTGTCAATATCATATCCGACAGTTCGCTCGATGAGCAAAAGGCGGAGGATGTGAAAATCAAACTCAAAGTCGTGTCGATGATGCCTAACAACAAGGACAAAATCAAGGTCGAGGTAGGCGACAATGGCGGCGAGAGGCGCACAATCCACTGCTATAACAAGACCGAGGCGGAAGCCAAGGCGTGGGGTGAGCAGGAACTCACCCGATTAAAGCGTGATGGACTGACGGGTAGTTTTACCACATTTGGGGCGGTACTCCTCGATGTGCTCGATGTTATCGGCATAAAGATAGACGGAGAGAAAAAAGGCAAGTACCAAGTGCAGAAGAATGTTATTAAGTACGGCACGGGTGGTTTCCGTCAGGAGATAACGCTCGGTGCAAGAATGGCAGAGTAATGGATTTAAGGCAGGCGATACGACAAATGGCAATGAGCGGTGCGGAACTATATTGTAAGGTCTGCACAGTCGATGCGGTCTATGAAGATACCCGCACCATCGACTGCACGCCCATCGACGAGGGAGCACAGCTCTTGGGCGTGAACCTCCAAGCCGACCAAGAACAGGAGGTCGGTGTTGTGCAGTTCCCTGCCGAGGGTTCCGATGTCGTGGTGGCGTTCCTCTCTGCAAATGTGGCTGTTGTAATGCTCACCACCGAGGTAACGAAAACGATGCTCACCGTAGGAAATACGGAGGCGGTAGTCGAGGACAACAGCGTAACTCTAACCACCGAAAAGGTATCGGTGGAGGTCAAGGATAAGACCGCAAAAATAGATGTGGACGGCACAACGGTAGAGTTTGACGGTAATACTACAACCTTTAATGGTGGCAGCGAGACGATGGCAAATGCTACGGATCTGAAAAATCAACTTACCAAGATGTCGGCGCGCATAGATGCTATTATCAACGCAATATCCTCTGCGCCCGTAGCACCGCAAGACGGTGGCGCAACTTTCAAAGCTTCGCTATCCACTACTCTTGCCCCACACCTTGCAAACAAGGAAGATTTCAGTCAAATGATTGACGACAAGATTAAACACTAAAAGGAACTCCAAATGATAGGCATAGTTGTAGATGTCGGCACAGGCGACCTGCTCGTTGAGAATGGCGGGCTTGTGATGGGCGAAACCTCACATCAGGTTATCGAACACGCCTTGCGTGCCTTTCGTGGTGAGTACCGCGAGCATCCGCTACTCGGAGCAGAAGCGGACAAACAGAGAAATAGTGTCGGTTCTCGCCTGTGGTGCGTGCGTGCCAAGCAGATGTGCAAGGCGTGTGGCGTAACGGTAAAGCAGGTAAGCATCGAGGATAACAATACGATTGTAGTGCGATGAAGATAGAGGTTAAGAATAGGCAGTGCCTCGTGGATATAGCATTGCAGGAGTGTGGCTCGGTGGAGGCGGTGTTTGCCATTGCCGAGCGTAACGGTTTAGCAATAACCGATGACTTGGCAGTGGGTCAGATACTGACCTTTGAGCCATCAGATATTGAAGATAAACGAGTGGTTGCTGTTTTCGCAGCGGGTAGAGTTAGCCCTGTGGGTGCGCCTGATGAGCGAACTATTATTGAGCTTCTAACCTATATTGATCCAAATGACAATTCGGGCATACTCGATAGCACGACCGAGGCAACTACTACAATGATATTCACAGAGCAGTTTGACACAACATTTGCATAACGAATGAAAAAGAATTTTGACACCTCCGCACTCCGTAAGACGGCTGCGGATATTCAAGGGGCGGTAGTCCCTAAAAGTATTACCCCCGATATGGTCGGCGGTTTGTTCTCTGCACTCGTAGAGGCGCAGGGAGAGGTTATCGAAGCACTCGGAACATTGGAGCGTGAGGTGGTAACTGTCAAGGTAAACGGCTACGATGGCGACGGTCGTGTTAGTGCGGCAGGAGCAAAGGTCTATGTCGATATATTCTCCATCGGCAGCGTTCCTACGGTAGCACTGCCACGCCAGGAACTCACAGCCAACGAGGAGGGTGTTGTTACCTTTGAGGTGTTCAAGGGCTATCGATACTCGGTATTCTCAAAAATTGCGGGTTTGGGGGCATCGTTTCAGCTTGCTTACTTGGCAGGACAGGAAGCCCGTACTATCGAGTTGTGGAACTTGCCTATGGGTGTCTATATGTATGGCTTAGCCGCCTATTATATCGAGGCGGAAGATACTTATAGATGTGTTCCAATAATTACTGAGAACTATGAGGAGGAGTTATATGAAGCGGTCAATATGGATTGGGATGTGCGGGATGGCGAGGTAAGCGAAGATTGCTATTACCTCGGAGTCCTTGTCTCCTCTGGAAAAACATCATTCTACATAGAGGAAAAAAGCAAGGCAGAG